AAGGCTTTCTTCGATCATGTCACACAGAGTTTCACGGAAATAGCGCTTGCCGTATTCCTCAAGTGTTTTTTGATCCACTACATCCTGATCTTGTACTTCCATATCTGCTTCGTAGATATGCTTGTATTTATTAATCAGTTGGCTATCAATGGTCACGGTTAGGATCTGATCTTTCTTTCCTTCCTCATGCGCTTCGATGACCTTTTTAAAATGGATCCGTGTTCTCAACTCTTTAGTGGATTTCGATTCTTGAAACGACTTCATGTTTTTCTTGTAGGCAAACAATGATTCGTTTTCGATTCCACCATTTTCTAGCAATCGGACACTGTACTTATCCCGGACAAGATCTCCACCCCACTGCCCAACGATGGAATGCTTGTCTTTGGCCAAGGCTTCCATCGCTGAGATATCTTTAAGATTGAGGGTGTGTTTTGACATCACATCGGAAAAAAATGTGAATGGTGTTTCTCGTTTAAATCCGGCAACAAGCGCATTCATCACAGTTGCTCCATTCACTCGATCGACATTGATCTTGTTGATGGAATATCCATTAAGTAATGTTGCTACTTGATTGGCATATACAGTGACATATCCGTGTTGCTTTTCGACTTCGAAGATACTAAAGTACTGTTCTCCGTGCAAGTCATCAGCAACTAGTTCTGTTTCCGGAGTTAACAATGCCCATTTTGGATCTGAGGTTGGAAATTTAAAGGTAAGCTGATAGGTGCTGTTAGCTTCCTGGACGATTTCGGAGCTAAAAGCTTCGTTAAGAGGGAAGTTTCCCTCTTGTAGATAAATCATACTTTATACCTCCAATTCCCTTTTATTGTGATTTTTGAGACGGTACCTGAAACTGCAATACCAGACGTACCTGGAGCAATTTCGAAGAAACCACCTCTTTTTCTCAATGTATTTTTCAGATTTCCATTTTTGTCATAGACATTTTGCTTCTTGTGACGGCAGTCAATTGTTGCTTTTGTATCAATCGTGAGTTGCATGGTTTGTTTCCCGATGGTCAGTGAGACATCCCCATTTCCTTCGATTGTGATAACTGGTTCAGAATATATAGTTCCTGGGTTGTTGACTGTACCGTTACCTGCCAAAGTGACCACGGCATCATTATTTAAGTAGCGGAACGGGTGCATCTTTAACTTGATTTCTAAAGTCCAAGCATGCAAACCATTTTGTTTAAATGATGCACTCTGAAAATCAGCATAAAAAATAGAGCCTGGTCGATGACTAAACTCTATTTTATTTTCTTCAGGCTTGAATTGATTTACAATCATTTCGATTTCGCTTGTCTTGACAACGTATAAACTTACTGTTTTATCGTATCCGTCATAGGCTCCATCGTAAAGATTATAATCTCCATTGGCTCCATAGATCGTATTTGATTCGACCCTTGGTGTTGCTGTCTGATCTTCTCCAAAATCTGTCACATAGCAGTTTGGGATTGATCCAGTGTCAAATCCATTTATAATCATGTTAAACATTAGATTCCCTCCCTAGCCATGATTTTAGAATATCTTTGATAGCTGTTTTGCGCTAAAACATCACCGTCCAGATAGGTTTCTGACGGTTTTTCAAGGATAGCAGTAAGGATCTTTTCTAAACTCGCTCTCAGAATTGCGATCTCAGCAACGATATTTTCACCACTGTAGCTATTTCCGTTGGATGTTTCCTTAAATAAAAATTTCTGGCTGGCATTTTTCATTTCTCGCAAAAATTTGGCATCTTCCGGAATTCCGACCCCTGTGGCATACCTTGGGAAACCAAGATTTTTCATCAGTCGCTTAGTTCTATCAGCTCGCAATACTTTTGATCCACGAGGTAAGTTAAGTACGACATCCCGTCCATCTGGTATAAATGAGCTTCCATCTGGTAATGTTACCATTTCTTTATAGACCGCATTTCGCTGGTCATTGACCATTGCGAGTCCACCTTCGTGGAAGTTCGTACCTTTTTCGTGTCTTGGTCCGAAAACACGGGAGAATGAGTTGACCACTTTATTTACTACTTCTGTAGCAGTGATAGTTGTGTGGTGACTTGTTGGAATACCGTTGATAGCATTGGTAGCACTGTTTGCAGCATTAACCGCACTAGTGCTATCGCCTGTTGCGTACTTAGTTGGGCTTGGTGTAGCGTTCCAAGCGTTTTGATTATCAATCGCTTGTCTTGCAGCGGTTATCGCACCAGTTGGATCACCTAATTGTGGTTTAACAGGGCTTGGAGTGTTATTCCATTCTTGCTGTTTGTTAATCGCTTGCTGTGCAGCATTATTCGCATTGCTTGGGTCAGCGGTAAATTGTTTTGTTGGTACGGCAAAGCCGTTGTACAAACCTAAAGCCCCCATGGCTTGATTGGTTCCAAGCGTTACTCCATCTGGAGTTGCGATTAAGTCCGTCTTGTGGTCAGTAGGTAGTGTTAAGATGCTAGACATAGCACTAGCGATAGCACTCTTAGTCTTATCTTCTGCATCTAAGTTGACTACGTGAGCCATACCAGTAAGAGAGTCAACTGCTAATCTGACACGTTCAGCTTTATCACTTGCAGCATCATTTAAGATCAGCTCTTTCTGTTCTGGTGTGAGTGTGTTCCAATGTTCAATAATCGCAGTTGCACGTTCACCCGATGATAGGAAGTCAGTATTCTTCATTAAGAGTTCTTTAACTTCCGCTGGCATAGCATTGTATTGTTCTAACAATGTTTTATTATCAAGGATGGCTTGCATACCTTGATTGTTGCCAACTACTAACTCTTTTTCTGCTGGAGTTAGGCTGTCCCATTTACCGACTTCAACCAATGCTTCACCGATTGTCATCTTGGCATTTGTTTCAAGATTGGCATGCTTGAGAATAAATTGCATATTCTCCCAGCCATTCTCGGCCTGCAATGCTTTTGTGACTTCCTCTTGCGCATTGGTCTTGACTTGTCCAGTCTTAGGATCAAATACTAGTCCATTCCAGATGTTGTTGGCATCTTTGGTTTCCTGCGACATATTTTGTACGCTCTTAGCAACCATGCCAGACGAACGGCCCACGATGTCAGCAAACTGATCTGCCTTGGCCATCATCTTGTCATAATCAAGTCCAAGCTCTGCCCAATCCTTGCGCATCTGGTCAAAGTACATCTTACGTTGTTCATCGTTACCGAAGTTAAGAGGTACTTTCTTACTCCACTCTTTTTGAAGTTCTGCATACTCACGGCCATAGGCTTCCATTTTGGTCTTGTGTTGGGCATTTAATTTTTCCATTTCCTTATTGTATTCGGACTGGCTATAAATTCCCTTTTCGTGAGCATCTTTCAATGCAGTCACTTGCTCATCGTAGAGTTTCTGTTCCTCTTTGAGCCATTTAGCTACGACTCCTGTACCTTTACGTAACTGCGTTTCATTCAGATCGCTGATCTGGCCATTCATGGCTTTCACAATTGCGGTACGTTCATCGGCAGAATACTTCTGCAATGACAATTGCTTATCAATGAATTGGTTCTCGTAGTCAGAAATAATCGCTTGTTCTTCGCGAGTGATCTTTCTGTGTTGGTCAGATGCATTTTGATAAATCTGTACAATCTCATCTGTCATCGACTGGATGTTTTTCTTTTGCTGTTCTGCTTGCGCTACAGCACGTTTTTGGATTGTTTCATTCGCGCCAACTTTTTCAAGACCTTTAAGAGTTTTCTCAAGGTCTTTGTCAATCGCTTTCTGGATATCATCGGCAAGCCCTTGCACACTCTTACGTACATTTTCAACCGCTTGTGCGCCACCTTGCCCAAAGCCTACGGTAGCTTGATGCACTTCATCGACTTTGGATTTTAACCGTGATAATTCTTGGTCTTGTAGCTTGCTTACGCTTGTACCCCACGTTTGAGTGCGTTCGTTTGCGTCTGCCATTTCTTTTGCTACTGTAGCAATCACACCAACAGCAACACCGCCTATTAGGACTCCCCAGGTGACAGGGTTCCCAAGCAGTGCGATCCCTTTTGCTAATAGACCAGTAGAAGCTACTGCACCTTCTGCAGCAGTGCTAGTTGCAGTGATTCCGGTTGTTGCAGTTTTAAATGCAGAAGAAAGACTGCTACCTTGTTTAAATAGTTGGAATGTCTTGCCTAATACAGAAAGCCCACCACCGACTTTACCAATACCTTGAGTGAGGAAGCCGATACCTTTAGTGATTCCTCCGATAACTCCGATACCTTTGCCAAGGATTGATAAGGCTGGACCTGCGCCTGCTGCAAGCAATCCCCATTTAATGATATTTTGCTGTTGAGACTCGCTCATTTCACTAAAAGCCTTGGCCATGTCAGCCAGTTTTGAAATCCATGGTTTCACAGCCTGCAAACCTGAATTCATAGCTTTTAACAATGGACCACCAAATTCAATTGCCAGATCAGTCACCTGGTTCTTAAAGATCTTCAACTGGGATTCTGTTGTCTCGTAACGTTTCTTAGCTTCGTTTGTGAGAGCTGTATTTTCTTTCCACGCACTATTTGACCTACGGACAGCGTCTCCCATCTTATCCGATGCAGATGCAAGAGATTTCAGCATATTACCTTGACGAATACCTGTCATTCCAAGTTCATCAAGAATACCGTCCATATTCTTGCCTTCATCGTGTGCACGTTGTAGACCTTTAATAAAGGCTTGCAATGCATCTGCTGGTTTTTGTTTCCAAGCTGTAGAGAATTGCTCTGCCGTCATTCCTGCAGTTTGTGCGATCACTTCTAATTTCTCTTTCGCACCTTTACCAACACCAGCTACTGCCTTACCGATACCAGTAAGGGTCTGGTTCATCGCAGTTCCCCCTGCTTCTGCTTCGATACCTACACTACTCATCGCAGTCGCAAGACCAAGAATTTCTGGTGTAGTCAAACCAGCTAGCTTACCGCCTGCTGCCAAACGGTTGGTCATTTCGACAATATCACGCTCTGTTGTGGCAAAATGGTTGCCAAGATCTACTACTGCTGATCCAAAATGCGCAGACCAGGTACCCAGATCTTTCCCAGAAACTTGCATGATATTCCCGATTTTAGCAATTGATGATGCTGCTTCTTCAGAACTTAAGTTTGTAGAGACACCAAGATTGATCATGGTCTTAGAAAAGTCCTTGATTGCTCCAATTGGTACCCCTAATTGTCC